CTGCTTTTTACTACTTCTGGGGTAGGCCTAATATTAACTAACATAACATCTTACATGGAGACACTCAACCATACTATCTAGCAAAACCATTAAAATCCAGATGGTTACACACAGTGGAGCCAGAGGTAAGTTATGCCATGTTGATAACACTAAGCATTTCAATTACAGACCAACCATAAGGTTGCTGAAAAGGTTTTAATTCATTGCCACCTTAATCGTAAAGGTAGCGACTCGCTTATTGGAGTCTTCTGTGCCATTGGAAATCTCAACGGTAGCATGACCGGAGACAATCTGCATTGCAGCTCTTTTGGCAATTTTCACTAACTTAGTGGGGGCAACAGTCTGCATCTCTGGTGGATAAGTTGCAGCATATGCGGTTTCATTTGCCATCATCAGCAATTGCTGTTCAAAAGGCAAATTTGGGGACGCCTGATTATATTGACGCCTATTACCGCGTTGCCCGTTATTTTGACGATTTCCAATATTGCCACGATTATTATTTTGAACACGTTGCCGGTTTTGACGGCCACGGTTTTGATTACCATTATTATTACGCCGCCTATTGAACATAGGCCGAAAACCTGGGTTGCGTTGTCTACGGAACCCAGGGGGAAAGCCTGATGGATACTGCATAGGTATGGCGACAACCTGAGTAGGTGGTTGAAATGGCACAGCATTTGGATTAAGCATAGAATTCATCTTGGCTCTCTCTCTAAAGATAGTGTCTACAACTCAACTTAAACACTACTAACAAAAAAACTTATAATTACAAATATTAAAATAACAACCACCACCAACAGAACCCAGGTAGCCACAAAATAAGAAGATGAAATAACATCTATATTCTCATTGCCTGATATATCAAACAGTTTATAAAACTGTGGACAAGAACCATAATTTGGCTCATAAATCATCTCAGTTGAATAAAGAGCAAGTGGGGTAGAGCCCTGGGGTGAGATGCAGGACGAATTCCTCAAAAGACCCTGCATCATCATTCTTACCTCATCATCACCATGATTTGCATCAGAACCATTAGTTACTGTATATGGAATGGTCTTGTTATAAAATATACAATATGGTGCTTTACACGCCTGACCTATTGCATCATCAGAGGCGTACTGTTCTGACCAAATGCTCTGTACAGCTTGAACTGGAACTGTTATATTCATTGTGTCCATACAATATGACTTTGTGGGATAAACAAGAAATTTACCAACAGTAGATGCATTATAAGTGCCTGGTTCCATAAGAAGATAATCACAAACATAATCATGGGACTCAGTTGACCCTACCTGTGGTGTTGCATCATAATACCCATAATAAAATGAATCTGACATATAAGAAACGCCAAAAGGCACACAAGAACCACCTGCCGTAAAACAACCATGATTAAGATAACAAAACGGCACAAGATGTTTAGTACAAATTGTGGTACCACTTGAACCAGGCAAAACAAACTGGACAGAAGTTGGCACAGTGTCATTAAGCACAGCCAAACGTGGATTGTCAGGCAACTGCTTATTGGTACGACACACACCAGCTTGTAATGTTGGCAAATTAGACGGGGCTTGCAGTTGGATAAGCTTGATGCAACGTGAAGTAGTTGCCATTTGATAAAGCTTAGCATAAAACCTGGTCTTAAGTTCAATCCAACCACCAACACCCTCATCCCAACAACTATACTGCCTACGTGGTGAAAAATTCACACCCTCATAAAAAATCTTCTCCACACCACAATTAAAATAATCATAGGACACAAAACTGGAATGATTATTCCAATGTAATGACAAAAACATGGACGAAGATGACTTTGATGAAAACTTAGGACACAACTGTTGAGGAATATCAAGGCTCATAGGTGAACTAGGATTGGTACAATCAGATCTACTATCACCAAACCCGCACCAATCAAAGGTGATATGTCCTGGACCATAATATGGTGTTACTGGTGTTGCCGCAAAGGCAAAAGATGGAAAAAAGAATATTAAACTCAGCATCTTCTAAAGATAAGTGGCTACTCAAACTTAACACTAGACAATTGTGTGTAATCTGCAACACCTTGCAAAATAAAAAGATGATACTTTGCAGTGCTGTTAGCTGCAGCTACTTTAGCGGCGCTGGTAGTAGTGGACCGCGTATAAGCAAACCACTGTCCACCAACACAAATCCGCAATGCGGCAACCTGAGCAGCCGTTAATGGTTTATTGCAATATTCTGATAAATAAAAGATATTGCCAACCTCCTTAACAAGAATTGCAAAAGGTGTACAGTGAAGCTTTATGGTAACATCAAGTGCAACAAGCACAATTGGTCCCCGTATAGCAATTGCAAAACTACCAGTCCTATAAAACAAACTAACAAAACTAACAAACTTAATAAACATCATTATCAACATAATCAAAACCAAAATGGTGGCAATAATAGTCAATGCCCAATAGCCAGTAAAAGTCATACTGGGAAGCCACCAATAGGCAATTGCAAGGGATGCAAGACTCAAGAAAAGCCAAAAATTCTCCAAACCGCGCCATATAGGCGACCAATGCAAAGCTGGAAACATAGTACATAGCAACTTAAACATTACATACACTAGTTGGAGTATTCCAAAAAGTGTAGTAAGAAAAATATAAACATTTTCAGTTGCTGATAACTGCTCAACTTGAGCATTAAATGGGTTTGGAGCCTGGTCAGGGAAGGGCCAATAATTGGTATCAAACATTTTGGCAACCTTCAACTAAAGATAGTGACTAGCTCCTCTTAACCTTGCCATTCACCTCAAAAAACAATATAATATTTACACCACTTATTAATATACTAAACAAACTAAAACCTAAAGTAAGCCAAGTAATCCAAGCAGGAATAAGACCATAAAGAAAATCTCTTAGGCGCTGGAACCATCCAGAAGCCCAATTAGAAACTTGAAGTATCTGATCATGTAACTGGGTTATATTCTTTGAAATTTCATAAATTTTATCTTTAAAACTATAATCTAAAACCAAATCAGTCCAATTAAATCCATTAGGTAAAGTAACATTAAATGTAACATTAACATATGACAAATGCAATGGCAAAGGTGGACGAGATGGTAAGGCTGTAAAATCAGCACCAATGGCAATTGGTGATGATATGGTTATCTGGTCAAAACCTCTACACTGTGGATCCATAATTGGATAAGTGTAGTTTTCATATGTAACAGTACGGTTAGTACAATTACCAACTGCTATAACACACTGATGACATTCATCTGAATAATAGCAGTAAAGGGCCGATGCAGACAAATAAACACAAGGATCAGGTCTTGGTTCAGGATGAAATGTCAGGCTACTATTATTTGTTTGATTAGAATAAAGCATAATAAGATAACTAGATTCTGCAAGATCAAATGCAGACTTTGTGCATAGGTAGACCTGATTATACCTATCGCAATAATGCTCATCAAATATCAACGCACCAGCATTTGAGGTAACAACATGAGTAGGAACATCATATTGTAGACTAGTGGGATGGTAGGGGTTAACTATATAACCAGGTTGAACTTTATAAACTGAGCCCGAAATGTTGGAACATGTAATAGGGATTGACCATGAAAACCAATAAGTATCATTATGCACCATAGCATCTGTCACTAATGGAAGGGAATAAAAGCGTGAAATCTCACGCTCAGAAAAAATTGGTTGACATTCCCCGCTCAAATTTTTTGCTACTTGATAAAGCTGAAACATTTGTGAAGGGGTGATACAATTGGGTGAAAGAACACCAGATTGTAAAGAATGTATACATGTTATATACATATCTTGTGTCTTATACACAGCTTGAGACAGCTCATTAAGCTGATTTATAAGAGATGACATATAGGTGGCGTACTGCTGTACTGCCATAACATAATAAATACTCTTGTCCAACTGTTGAGTAATTTGCTCTAACCCATTAGAAAGCTGCTGTAATGATAATGTCACTTGTTGTGAAAAATCCTGAACTTGTTGCCCCAAAGTATTCAAAGAAGATTGTATTTCCTTAAAATTCTTTTCTGTATAATCAGTAAGAATAGTAATCTGATTCTCAAGAGCCATAATTTGCTGTTGTGTAAGCTCTGTTACCCTTCTATCCTCAATAATTGAAAATATAGACAAACCCAAAGAAGCAATAGAGAGACCAGATGATAGTACAGACCCAATAGTTGAGAGGGTAGAAGCCTTAGGTAACTTTGGCATAGAAAGCTTCACATTAAAAGTAGTCTTTGGTGTTTTAACATTTGAAATAAGTGGTGTTCGTGAAGAATATGAATGCCAAGAAGAAATGGATGACAGCGAAGGTGTCCTCGATAGTATAGAGCCAGTTCTCTGTGGCAAACTTATACCATCAAATGCTTCATCCCACCACATCATGTTTGCCATATAGGCTTGTGAAGCTGGTGACATAAACCTCTCAAATGACTCTGACAGAAGTGATATTGTATCTGAAAACTCATCTACAGCACGTCGCCTACGACGTATATCCTCAGTAAGTTCCAAGGTTGTCTCTGGTAACACAAGTTTTAAAACATAATGCAAGTCTTGCAAAGCTATTATCAAAGATGTTAAACTCTTATTAAAAACTTGTTCAAAATAATCCATTGAAGTGCAAAAAGTCTGTGCCTCACCTCTACACTGTTGATTACCAAAACAAATGTAATCAAGACAAGATGTAAAATTGGCTAGTGTAGATGGCAACTCAAGCTTAGGTGGAGCATAGCGTATAATTACAGAGACATAGAAAGAGACATCATAGGCCTGACCACCAGGATACCAGATTGAACCAGTATTGTGGTCAACAACAATGCCTCCCTCAATATCCTGCAACAAAACAGACTCAGATTGTTTAAGTTCATATGATGTTAAACTTACCGTAGGTATTTCAAGATGTAAGGGCACTTCCTCAATTGGTACATTAGTAACTGGTGTAGTTGTTCTGTAATAATTGCGTAAGGTGTAATTTGACGCACTAGAACCAGGACAAATAATATAATTATCATAAGAATTGCGAACAGGACAACCAGATGGATGACATGGTATAAAAACACTATCTTGTACAAAACCCACACAACCAGGTAAAATATCATCAGTTGTTTGCACTGTAGGTATTGTAAGTGCAGATTGAGAAAAAAACCCAAATGATGAATAAACACTGGTAGGACTTGAGTATGGCAACAAAATACAAATCGTGCCAAGTTTATATGAACGATAAATTGTGTGTGGGTTTCGGAGTCCTGGATACCATGAATACGTAGTGGAGACACATTGAACAATTATAACAAACAGCTGTGGTGTTTCATAGACTTGCAACAATGTAGGTGCTACCATTGTGGTGGGACATGCAACATCTTTATACTTGGGAATATATTTATAATCTAAAAAATCCAAATAACCCGCTATAAAGGGGAAATGTGATGGCGTTGATGGGTTTTGGGTAGTACAAGAAATTTCTTTTCTAAACCACATTGAATCACCAACTCCACCCTTAAACAAAGGATAGGACCACTCAGGTAATTGATTATAAGAAACAGCAGCATACTTTCTACCCCACATCAAAGACAACACATTATAACGGGCTACTGTATCAACATCGGTAGCATCAATATCAGCCTGCTTAAATGATAAAAGTGCTTGTATAAAGGGTGTCAACTGAGCCCCCAGTGTCAACCTTCTAGACTCAGGAAGCCGGGTGTATAAGATGGACAAAAACCAAGCAGTATAAACCTGAGCATAAGCCTGCAACTGTATGGTCAAAGTGACAGACCTATTTACACCCATATTAAACATACTAGGCTGATAAATATCCTGAGTCTGTGTCAAAAGGGTAACCCAATGTTCAGCCATAGGATGCATATAAACGCCAGCAGCGGCAGTGGAAAGAAGAGGCATGGAAACCTGTTGTATTGGGCCGGAAGGCTGCGCTAGGGTATGAAAATACCAGGATGTTGAAATATCAAGCGCACCAAACTGAGTCAAAGTATAAATTGGACAATAAATAGTGGTGGAATTAGCTGCAGCAATAGACCACATAGACATGTGTCTAGCAAGCAAAACAACACGAGATGGATGTGGCGATAATGTTGCCTGTGTAACACCATTACACTTGATAGCTAAATAGTCACCAGCCTGTTGTTCAATTCTAAAAGCACTATATGCAATGACTGGCACTTGCTTCACAACAACAACAAAAATATCACCACCAGGTCCTTCATTTGTGCGATAAAACTTGGTGTCATAGAAATCAAGAAAAACTATTGCATCCTTAAAAAGATTCAACATGCGTCCTTGGGAAATTGTTTGGCCCAAATATCCAGTTGTTGGTAACTGTAAAAACGTCTCATTTGCTTGTAAAACATTATTCACTGGGTAATTCACCTGATAGTCCCAATTAAACAAAGTTGAAAACAAAGTGGTAAAAACAGCATCTGGTAAATACAATGCATTGTTATAGCACTCCTGAACCACAAAAAATGGAGAACCATAGCACAAATCTGTCAAAACAAGGGACTGTTGATAAAGTGAATTTGAAAGTGCCGAAAACAATGCATAATTTGGTGAAATTTGTGCCTGTGAAAGATACTGATAAGCCTGCTTTATTAGCCAAAAATAATCTGGAGATGTAACACCAAGCCGTTTAGTAACCTTTTGTACAACTGGAACCTTCAAATCTGATGGTAGGGTTATCGCAGTGGTCTTACCCTTAAAAGCGACAACCCAGTCTGCTGAAATGGTATACTTGCAATTCTGAGTAGCCTTATCACAACCATATGCATGAACTCTATATGGTGTCCAAGAACCACACTCTACATAGAGCGGTGTCTGTTGGCAATAACCAGAGGTCCCAGACGGCATGGTGACAATATACTGTGTATAAGGTGTAATTTGGTACACAGCATAATCTTGACCAGAATATATCTCATACTGAGTGCCTGGGGATTGGGTGGTAGACAAAACACGGGTACATACACCACTAGCCATATAAGGCTGTCCAATAGAACAACCAGGTTTACCCCCACCATGGCATGGGTAATTACCGCAATTGTCCACTCTAACAGTGCTGTACCAATTTTTCAACCCACCATTTACTACATCATTTATTTGACAATCAAGATTTGGTCTTTGCCCTACATATGAAATAACATCATATGTAAAAGACGACTGAGATGCTCTCATCATGGCATCAAAACCTAAAACAATACCAAACAATTTACCATTTGGGTAATTCCAACCCAAAGGAGATGTAAAATTGACATACCAGCCATTAACATTCAAAGAATTAGTTGAAATTTGGTAAGCAAAAGACCAGGCATCAGTAGTAACAGCTCTCTTTATTCTTAAATTAACATGCTGTGAAAAAGAACGAAGAACTTGTAGAGAATAGGGATAGGATACTGGCTCACAAACCACTAATGTTTCATTTGACACAACAACGGCACCTCCTGAATTAATCCAGAGGCACAAAATTGCCGCGGCACAGAAACATAAAAACATTTTTGCACAAACTTAACACCACTAAATCTATAACTTAAACTAGTACTAAAAACCTTAAAATTAGGCACTATACACAACTTATTTCTATATGCGGCAATTCGTCGCAAAATATTGGGGGAACACAACTCCTCACCAATTGGTTCGGAGTAAAGCTTATATTTCAAGACAACAAAAACCTCTGAAGAAGAGGTGTTTACTCCTGCTGAAAAAAAATGCACAGCAGCAAAATATTTTGTTATTTTACTTAACTGTATATCTGGTCTTGAACTCTCAGTTGTCTTAAATATTATAGTCCCACCCAATGCAAGTCTATGCACGCAATCCTCTAACACTTCACTTACAATACTACTTACATTATAAATATCACTAACTATTAAATTAGGCCTAAAATTACAATCATAATTATGCTTTTCCAACAATGTATCATAATCCTTAACATCCCAACTATAAACTAAACATTCTTTAAAAAAAGAGGACAGCACAATATCACCAGGCGAACAGCCATCAACCCCTGCCGCACCAACATGCCATATTAAAGAATTCCTTGCAACCTTAACATGGTCTTGAATAAAGGTGCAAATCTGTGTATATTTTGCAAAATTAACAGGTTGAGGCATAAATTGGGGGTCTTGACCATAATTCTTAAGATCATAATGGGATTCTAATTCTGGTAAAATAATTGGCCACTCATAATAAGACCTTAAAAACTCTTTTTGAGGGTAAAAAGTCTGTATATCCTCCTCGCTCTTGGCAAATACCATGAACTGAACCTCTTGAAAATCAATATTTACAAAAATAACTTTACTCACTTTTATACCCACTATTTGCTGTTTCACCTTCTCATATAGCTGGTTAGCACACACATCAACCAAGGTAGTTCTCTTAACAGCTCTCCCAACATTTATCAAGCCTGTTGCAACTGGCTTCACATAATTGGGTATTACACTACCTTTATAACCATTAAGTGCAACAACATGATGCACTCCACCTATGTCTGTTCCAACATCTGTAAAATCTCCTGCAAAGACATGGTGGTTCTTAGGTATTGTCTCAACAGCTAACTGTTGCACATTAAAATTTTTAGACGGGTCATGTTCCAAGTTATAGAGTCTACCAGTAGAAAACAAAGTTTCAGGTAGCTCTCGGAGGCTTTCACCATTGCCAAGTTGTAAATAATACAACGGCTGTTCTCCTGTAGCCTCAACATAAATGTGCACAGAACAGTCATAAACTTGAGCACCAGCTAACTTCCAGCGAGAGGTTTTACTACTCAATGTGGGCCAGGTAACATAATACCATGTAGGCAAATCAAGCCTTAAAGTAGAAAGTGGTACATCAGTAATTAACAACTCATCTTTTAACTTCATTGGCACATTTGGTAATACACAACCAACAGTACAATTAACACCCAAGCCCACAACAACGGAGTACAGGGGGAGCGGTTTCACAATTGCGCACACAACTCTCATAACCGACTTACTCAAGTCATAGTCATATAAGTCATAGCGCTGTCCATTAGAGGTATAAAAACTCTTACCCTCAACCCTAGTAACCGTTAACATCAAAGCTTTTGCTGCAGGTGACAATGCCTGTTCAACAAAATCAGATTTCACAACGGACACAAGAATAAAGTCCTTATATCTATCATCAGCCATAAACTGCTCAACAATGCAATGAATGTGAATACATTTAGTACAAGTCTTTCCAAAGGAATGACATCCCTCATAACTATTACAAATGTTGATGCTATACTCTGCATGAGCACCAACCTCATATTTGTACACATTCTGCATAGGAGACTTAGGTGTTTTAAAGTAATACATGGCTCCATGGTCACGATACAAATAGCGTTTATTTACGCCATCATATCTGACATAAGGACTTGTTATTTTATACTGTATTTCCAAACAAAGATCTTTATACTTAACATGTATTGTGTCCTTAAATGCAGCATCATAGCTTGCCAAATACAAGCATTTTGTCATAAGTGCATCACACAATGCCTCATGGGAATCACCATGAAATTGTTGACAAATAGCATTGTGGGCATCTTGTAACTTAATTCTTTCCTTTTGTACATCTAAATATTTACAATTAACTAACTTACTTATTAACATATTACCATAGCAACTTCTACACTTATACAAACCATCCCGCATTAAACAAATGGCTAACTCACCACAACTACAAAAATAACTAGTATCAAATTCTACATAAAACTTTAAACTTTTCAAATCATTACTACAACTATACAAAATAAACCAAGGTTGTCCACATGTTGTATCAATTATAAACTTAAATAACCGCTGCATATTATAAGTGTGTTGTTCAAACGATGGATAATGCTTTCTCATCCAAACCCAGTTAGGTGGTACAAAAACATCCTTAGGTAATCCTCGAAGAGCCGATTTATAACCAGCATCATCGAAGACACCAAGATATAATTGTAAAGTCTGTGATGTTACTACAGCAATCTGCCCAGGATAAACTGTACGGGTTTTTGAGTTTGGGTCTGCTTTATAATGCCAAAACTCAATATCACAAAAAACCAGGGATGATACTTCTGGTATAATATTAAAATCTGACTGTTTCTCCATGCCAAAATACCTATAAACTGGTTCTGGCCAGTTTAATATAGGCTGGAAATGTTTATACAATTCTGGGCAACAAACCACAACTAAGTGAGTTGTTGATCGTGAGCAACCAACAATAACACGATTAATAGTCTTAGAAAAATTGGATGCCCCAAACAACACTAAAAGATGGTTAGCAGCAGTAGTACCCTGGGAGGAATCAATTGTAGTTACATCACCAAGTCCATTCTGCATTGCATAATCAACAGCTGCTCTGTAGTTCACAAGAATTACATAGCCTGGATACTCCTTTGACAGGACAGACAACACGCTAAAGTCCTGCATGTTAGCTAATTGTTTACTAACTATAATATCAAACTTTCCAGGCTTACTATTAAATGAAACTAAATCAACACCCACATCACAATATGGTTTAGAAAATGCACCCAAAATCTGTGGTGGGCAGCGGTAACAGGCTGTCAAATACCGCTTTTGGGTAGCAAGCTGTAATAAATAAAAAGTATCATACTTAAAATGCACTTTATGGTTTTTATAAACTGGACTTAGCTGAAATGGGTCTCCCAGAAGAACAACTTTTTTAAAACCCATGGACAAAATTTTAATCATCACATGTGGTGGTATGAGAGAAACTTCATCAACAATCAAAACGGCACTCTTAATAAAAGGCAATGTGTTATGCGTGCAGAGTAGGACATCATAGGAATCATCTTTCTTCCAAACTGGATTACGGTATGTCCTATCATTATAAGCTGACACGACAACTGCACCATCAACTCTCTCATCCATATCACCTACAAGTCTATGAGTTGGTGCACAGTAGACGAAGCGGTTGGATGGAGATGCCTTTGACAAATAAGTGTTATAAACAAATGTAGTCTTTCCTGTTCCAGGTGGTCCCATAACAAAAGTAACATTCTCATACTGTGTTGATTTTATTGGTGGATAAACTGCATCGTGTTGCTGAATAACAAAACATGTAGCAAATCTCCATGGTTGATTAAAATCAGGACAGGTAACCTTAAACCAGGTTAAATTATTGCTATCATAACAAGATGTTAAAGTTCCCTTCCCTGTAAACTTCAGGGCACCTGTCTTACCCGGCTTATAGAAAAGGCAATAAGATGTGTCGGGACATTTAAAATTAGGAATGTCTAAGATTGCTGATGACCCATCATTTCGCACAAGACTAAAACTTACATAAACAACCTCAATTGACATTTGAGTCATATTTGCGGAATGGTAGACAATCCTTGCAACATTCTGCTGAACTGTTTCTTGATGATTCCAATCCAAAGACACATCAACATTATCAACAGGTGTTAAGAGTTGGGCAACTCCATTCTTTGCAATGGAGGCTGAATTTGATCTAAAGCCAGGCAATCTCACAACTTGGTCAACATCACTTAACAAACTAATCCTTAACCTATCACTTTCAACACAACTTTTACACTGATATATACAAATACTATTATTTAACACTATAAATAACTCTCTAATATCATCTTGCCCACAAGGACACTTAAACTTATCTTCTATTTTACAATGATTACTAATTACAACATGTACATAATAACAATAAGCACAAAGGGGCAGGGGCACATAACACTCCTCACAAACAGAAACTGCTGGATTCGGACAACAAAAACACACTTTATCAAAACCTGCCTGTTGTTTAAACTCACATTGCAACTTAAAATTTTCTAAATAGCAATCAACTAAACCAACTTCAGTATTTGATGTAAAAACCAAGTTCTCATAGAACTGGCGGTCAAGAAGTTGAGGAGGACATGGATCACAACAATAGTCCTTCCTAAACTGCTGCACTTTATCTAAAAACACTTGAAACAAGCCATTAAAAAACTCTGGTTGATACCTGGAGTAAACTGCCGACTCACAAAGAATTGCAACAAATCTCATATAGTAAATATCTACATCTGAAAGTTTGTCCAATATCAGCAAAGATGCTAACAACCTACCACGAGATGGTAAAAAGTGGTACTCCCCATCAGTTTTAATTATATGTGCTGAACAAAACTCTTCAATATGACCAGTTGTCGCCCATGATTTTGTTTGATCAACTCTAGTATGTAAAATGGTCTGTAGCTTATTTGAAAAATTTTCACAAGTAAATATTTCCAATGCACCAGGCTTTGAAAATATAAACGAATCATCAGACAAAAAATTTAAAAAATAATTCGTCTGAAACTGTTCTTCAAGCAAGGTATTAAAAACGCCATAATCACCGGTGGTATAGGCGTTATGGGCAGCTATTCTCATAACCTTGTTGCAGTCAGACAAATCTGATAAAATTGTCTTAAAAGCCACTACGTAATGCACCATATAATTATAAAATGTATTAGAATGTGCAGTTGTTGCATCACCTGATGATGTCCCTCCGGGTTTATTTAACAACATGCCATCACAAAGCATTGTATCTAACATATAGGAATTCACCTCATTTAGGTATAACCAAGAGTCTTCCTCCCAACCTCCAAGTTCATAAAGTAAGGCAGCTGTCAATGCTCTAAAGGATAAAGGAAATGTTCGATCACACTTGGTGTAATCACTCCCAAAAACATCAAATTGTTCAATCGAACCATACTTGTCCTTAAGAAACTTGGAAAATTTCAAACCATACTTGGAAACACCTATAAGGCAAAATCCTTGTGAATTTTGTGCAACTTCTACCATTTTAGATGTTACTGGTTTATGTGCAAATCTAAAAATGGTTGACGCTATAAAAGAGCATGATGACACTGTTCTAGCTCTTGCTTTTGCTGACAATGCAAACTTTGTTATAATCTTAGTACAAAATGGCAATGGAGCTTTCTGTGCATACTCAAACAATTTAATAATATTCTCAGGACCTAAAGCACGATAAACTGCATCTTGTTGATAACCTGTAATATTAATCCCCATAGATGACTTTCTTGGTTTTGCCTGCTCATAAGTAAATCTCTCATCAGTTTTATAACAAGCTGTTACTCTTTTCATAAAATCATAAACTCCAGCAAGCAATTTAGGTGAATAAAACCCAGTGCCCTGATAATCATAATAACAAACATCAGCGAGTGCCCCTGCAGGATTTGACAAGTAATAAAAGTACTTAAATGCCTCCCCACAGTCCACACCCGCATCAGTAAGTTCTTGACACAAGCCAACATCATACAGGGGTATCTTTTGTTTTGCTGCAGCAGCAGGTGGCACATTAGCTGCATACACCCCCTCACCAATAGAAATGGCAGGTGTCATGGCGCTGGTTATAGGTCCTTGCACAGTAATAAGCTGCTGTAAAACTTCAGGCAAATTGGAAAACTCCTCCAAATCACACTCAACAAGGCCATATATTGGATTATAAAAATGTGTCCACACACCACTATGTTGTGAAAAAAATGGTGTTGTTGTTAAATTGGCTGGATCTCTCAAAAATGGTCTAACATTATTTAAACACATTGCTTTATCAAAATACTTACCTGACAAAAGTGTATGCTGAAAATACATTTGGAAATCGGCAGGAACATTCATCTCTTCTGCAAGTAATTGCGCAAACTTAGATGGAAAAGGTTTACGTGTCATTGACCAAACTTCAGCCAAAACAAACAAGGCAGATTGATTATCTACCTTATTAGGACACGGATAATCCCCAAAATCATAAAGTTGTCCTTTTAAATCCAAATTATCCAATGTTATTTTATATGGCACTTGACAGTCTTTCACACACTGGAAAATACCACAAAAACTCAAAATAGCAGGCTCAAGCAAATTTGCCAAATAAGATCTCTGATTGGCATCTTCAAAAAACTCGTCTCTGGATGGATTAAAAACAAAACCACACTCATCAAGATAGGCCTGGTCACCAAGCCAAATAGCATAGACAAGGTCGCCCAGACTCCATTGTGTTGTTGGACCGCGTACCAAAAACCACTCACCATTTTGATGTATCATATGGTGCGGTATTATTGATGGTAAAAACGCGGTCTTTGCAAGGGCAAATTCATGTTGATCTTTAACACGTTTAATCATAAACCTTTGGCCCTTATATTCTACAGAGTGTGTGTTAGATTTATTGACCTTAACAATGCCTGCATTATACTCAGTCGCCAAATCAATATAGTGCTTAGATCGGGACGACTGGTATGCGCCATTTTGAAAGCAGAGATGCCTGCAGGCGCACCAGACATCTCTCAGCAGTTTAAATCACCAACAGGAAGTGTAGCAATAAACTCATAACGAGCATTTGCTTTTGGTGCCCCTAACTTAACAAAGTCACAATCTTCTAATTTACAAGTAATTCCAAAATCCTTAAATTTATTAAAAACACTACCATCTTTAATTTCACCTATAGTTAAATGAGGCTTCCACATCCTTGTCTGATCACAAGCTATACCATGCTGCCTTAAAACAGAAACCACCTCATCATGAAGAGCTTGAAGACCTTCAACCTCAAGCACATAATGCTGTCCCATCATATGTGGGGTGGTAATGGTGGCGTAGGTATCGGGCAATACCATCTCATCAAGAATGTCTTCAACCTTCGCCACATCCTCTTCAGTCAATTTAAGCATGGTCAAACTAATATGAGGGGCCACCTGTTTCTTCCCAGGAAAACCCTCCTGCAACTCATAAAAAGCCTGAAGAAAATTTTTATTTACAACAGGTAAAGAAAGAAAATGTGTAGGTTCATCAGCATAAGCCATCGACTGAGGCTGATATATTGGCACAATCTTTAAATTACAAATCTTTTTAGGACAAACAGGCCATAACGGTTGAAGGCCACTCACAGTATAATACCCTCTCAGATCTTTAAACCAACACTCAACATCCTGGGTTATTGGTGACCACTTAGCAAGAATAGATTCAGCCTTCAAATATTCATCATCTGTAAGTGCCAAAGCAAATAACTGTTCATTTGTATCTGCATCAACAAGCCAATGTGTAGGTTTAACATCAACAACCCACTGATTATTTTTAACTGGAGTGTTATGCATAAACCACTCTGGATCTTTTTCATTGCTTGGTATCTGCACAAACCAAGGATGCTTGTGTGTTTTGTCGGTACAAACAGTAGATGAAACCCATGTTGTAAAACCAACAGATGAAATTAACTCATTTGAAAAAGCTTGGTGTTCTCCAAGATTAACACCACCAAGTCTAACTCCTTGTTGGTTATACTGCAACCGTCGCCTTGATTTCAAGCTCTGTCTCTGTAAATGATCAGTCAAATTTAAGGTTATATAACGCACAATTGATGGTATCATAAGCACATTAATACCACAATCAAGCTTATAACCCTTACCACACACAACAAAATCAGGATTATCTTCTGATGGTACAGCAACAATCTTACCCTTATAGAGCACACTACCATTATCAGATGACATATTACATTCAACAGTCTTATAACCAATATTAGCTTGTTGTTTAAATATGCCCTCAAGATTAAATATAAAAGGGTAAGCTGATAATGGTTGAGTTGATGAATACGCTAAACCGGCAAGGTTACTACCTGGTCCAGTAGTAAACGTATCACCAAAAGCTGTAATTTCACAACCATTTGCTTTCTCAACAATCTTAATATTATCTAATCCTGTTATAGGTCGCATAAGTACAAGTTTGCGTGGTAAGTCAGTAGATGTCAATAAACATGACGCATCATTTGACTCAACAACCCTTACCTTCAAAGACGACATATAACTCTCATAGACCTGTTTAACTAAATTTTTAAATGCAGATAATTGTTTTGCTGTCTCATTTGTAATGGCCTGTTGCTGATCAACTTTTTCTAAAAATTTAGCAAGCTTCCTCTCAAATGCAAGAGCCTTATCCAACTGACTCTGTAATATATTGATTTGTTTACGCGTTGCTTTGTACTCACTAGTACCTAACTGCATACCATCCAAAACAACACGCAACTTTTCTATCTGCACTTCTAATTGTTTAACATCAACAATGTCTTCAGACTGCCACATAAGAGTTGGAACATCACCCAACTCATGCTCAAGAAACTTATTGCACTCTTCAAACAATGACAAAGTTAGTGCTGCATTCTGTATTTGTAAGGTTGCAGCAACATTATTCTTTTCATCAGCAGTTAAATCTTGACAGTTATATGTTGTGTCCAAAACAGCAGCAGTCTGCACATTGGTAGGTATGGGAACTTGACCAACAAATATAGGAGACTTAGAATAAAACCACATATGTGCTTGCAAATCTTCAGGTTTAAATTGGGATGGATTATGAACCTCAACATTATCTATTGCAATATCTTTGGGTGTTAAAGTTGTTATAATAAACGGGTTAGCACCCAACACACGTTGTTGTTGTATTTGAGATCTAAGAAATTCAATATTCTTAGAATAAAGCACAAGCCTCTGAGAATTTTTGTCCTGTACAATACTAAAGCGCTGTAAACGGCGCTGCACTTGTTCCACAGCTTCTAATTGATCCTGCTCAGTCATGTCAGTCAAAAATCTAACATTATATGTACCAGCCTGTGGTGAAAAAACTTCATACTTAACATCCTGTACACCATAATATAATTCCTTCAAAAACAGCCACAATGCTTCATAGTGTGATGGATTGTTACCTTGATTGTGATGGCGATAACGAAACAATGAAAGTTGAGTCAAAACAAAATCAAAATTACAAAAATTATGCAAAATCCTAACAAACTTATAATTCTTAAAAACCCTAAAACTTAAAACAATTACAACAAAAGCAAATGACATCAAACACTTTGTATCAAACAAAATAAGCATCATTATTGCAACCACAGGCTGAGGTGTTAACAATGCTGCAAAAACAGCATAGATATCAAACATACAAACAGCCACAAAACTATTAAACTGAACAACGCCCAGCATAATATTTACCACAATCAACAAAACACTAACAATCACAACAAATACTGCACGCTTGACATTAACAACCACACGAACTACAACAAAAAGGCACATAACGGATACTACCAAAATTAAACCAACACGATTAACAATTTGATCAGAAAACAGGCCAAGAAGATACATAGATTCCGCCACCTCAGAATGCACATAAAATGTCACTGCCAAAGTAACCAAATAACTTGTATTCCAAAACAATACATTTTTCAAAACAACCGTACTCAAAAGCTGAACAACAAAAAATAGGGGCAATATAACACTAAAAGGATCATCAAGCCACCAATATGCCACAAAATCACAAACAAGAAAATAAACACTAAAAATAAAATGTAAATTCTCCACCACCCAAGAAACATTAGACGAAACAGACTGCTTCTTAAAAGGCTGCCAAAATGAGGGCACATGAAAATAATGAAGGGGCTCTAAATACCTAGGTAAGCTCTGGCAATATCTACGCATCTTATCACCAAATGAAACTTTTTCCAACTCATCATGCATCGGAAAAAAATCCTCATTAACAAAATTATGATAATTAGTACACTCACCTATACTAACATCATTGTCAGCAACAAACTTATTATAAGCCGCCGACATAATAATAGGTTTATAATAAACAGGTGGATCAACATAATGGCCCTTTACTTCTGTCATCATAACACCCTTACTGTCAGATGCCAAGGTGGTCTTAAAACTATCACAAAGACCCTGGTGCACACCAATTACAGAGTTACGCCAAACCAAAGGAGCACCAGAATCACCACCTTCAGTATTGCAACAAACAAAATGACCATTAACAGTTTGCCAAGCTTGAGTTGCAAACTCACTACCATACTTAATTGAAAATATAGTCACTGACTCCATACGTTTGTAAAACTCACATTCAATTTGCTGAAATGGTAAATACTTAAAATCTATACCATAAAAATCTCTCAAATTTTCAACAGAAATGTAAGCATTCTCACCCTCAAACTTCCATGACAAAACATTAGGTTCCTTCCACGTGCACCAGTAAGATCTACATGACAACTCAACAGACAAATGTGTTGGTTTAAGGTCATCACACTCAAAAAGATGTTTGGCAGTTACAATTGTGTTGTCATCTATAGCAAAGCCAGTACCTGTGCACGTTGTGCCAACACACTGACCATTAAAATACACATACAGTCGAAACATGGGCATAGGTGGTCTGGCATGCAACGTGAATGGTGACGTAACCTTTGAAAAGACACTCTGAAAACTAAAGTTAGAGGGTTGGTAGTATGCTGTCTCACCTGTCATAAAAACCTTCATCATCTCAGTTGCAAGCTTTCCTTCAGTTGTCTTAAGCTTAGACTTTTCAACCAAATCAGAATGTGACATCTGGCAATCCAACAACAAACGGTTAACAATGAGAGGATTTAAAGGGAACACACACTTAGAAACTTGTTCAAAAGTACCATTAAAAGTCAACCCATCCGGTGTCAAATGCACTACATCAGATGATTTCATCATCCACCAAAAAACAAATCCACCAACTATCAACATAAAAAACATCACATAAAACCAAGGTAAAATAAACAAACTCAAAACTGCCAAATACAACAAGAACACCACACTATCACACAACCAAAGAGCCAAGACAAACACAACACCAGGGACTAAAGGTGGTAAACACACAACAAACAAAACCATAACAGTATTCACAAATAATAGCTTAAAAACTACATATGTAAAAACTTTAAAATAACTGTACATTACTATATACATTCTAAGTAAAAATAAAAACACTATAGTAAATATAGCAACTAAAACTACAAAAACATATGGTGAAATTATTTCAAATGTTGGTAAACACTCAACAATATTGGTCCCCGTAACATAGCAAAGCCGCGTGTGCGTTGAATGCTCAACCTCAAAAGGCAACATATGGAGTTGATCTGGATGTATTAACATAATATAACGACCAAGAATCCGTAGGTGAGCTGGCAAAATATAGGTAAAATCATTACAAGTAAACTCATGTGACAACCTAGCTGCACCAAAAGGTGGTGTACACTCATTTTCAGCTACAATAAGTTTAGTAAAATAAAGATGGCCACTCAGTAAACGATAAACAGAATAAGAAATAGATGGGACTTTCAATGGTGTTGCTAAGACCATACCATCACTATTTCTCAAAACAGGTGGACTAGCATGTAAATAGGGCTGTGCATTAACATATGAATATCCAGTAGGATTGACACCAAAAAACTTATCCTTTGGCATAACAACATACTGACCAACCATAAAACAACTATACATGAACACAAATATAGCCCCCAAAGCTATAATGAGCATAACATAATACCACAAGTCCACAGGCCCAGCTGAAAAATATGCTACAGACTGCTTCTTAAATTTACCCTTATTCTTTGTTGGCCTCAAGCTGACATCACAACCTTTATCCAATGAATCATCACTATCTGATGACACATATATGGGCTGTGTTTGAGATGGTATGTCTACAACAGATGGATTAACAGCAAACCGTATACCATGTAAAAAGGCATACCATGACAACAACATTGAGTCTGCATGTGATGACGGACCACACATGACTGTCTCACTAGATTTAAACAATGAAAATTTAAAATTAGCCCACGTCATATTGGGTACAGATTTAACATAATCACACCAAATTGTATCAGCCATTGGTGAAGTTGCCAAATTATAATAATTCTTAATATACATTGCCATCTCTGGTGTCATGTAATGCTCCTCTTTAGGGCAGTACCAAGAATGACGGTCACACCAATTCTCCTGCATAGGCTGGTAGGTAAAATTTGTCCTATTACCATGCACACCCGCTGCAACCAATGGCTTAGAAAAATTGTGGAAATGTCTTGTGCAACTCTTAACAACACCCCTTACATTAACACACCCACATATCTTCCTCAAATAAAAATAAAGAAGTACAACCACAAAAACTGGTAACATAATATAACTCAACACATTAAAAAACCAAACAAATCTATTATCAAGCAAAACAACAACAAACAGGGGCCACATAAGAGGGTTAATAAACCCTAAACTTGAAACAGCCACACCATTTTCAACATTCATAATTGGTTGTTGGAAACCAACAGGTGTGCAAAACCGTCCCAGCAAAGACCTTGACGCACGCACAGCCTCATCAGCTGTCGTTGCTGTCAAGTAGGCACTAAGAGGTGGACATGCAGGACGCCCAATAAGTGGTCTAGTAATTATAGACAATAAATCGTCTACAACTTGTTGTAATACAGTCCACCTTATTGGTCTTGTGGTATTTACGGGTAAATTTTTAAAAGTGCACATAAACAAAGCACAATAGCAAAAAATTAAAGGTAACCAAAAACTAAGAAAACCACTATAAAAAATAACATAAAACCAAAAGGCAGAAAAAAAGCCATAATATTTATGATTATTACAAGCATCATCAAAAACAAAATCTCGAACATTAAAGCATGAACTTGGTTTAACAGTTTTAGAGCAACACTGATAATACCAGTTGTCAAGAGTTCTAGAGCGTCCCGTTGCTGTCAACTGTTTTGCCCGCGCAACAAGTGTTCTAAATGACTCCTTACACCAATATGGAACATAAATATACTTGCGCTCATCACCAAAAACAGGCAAGCAGGATTGGCTAACTTGCTTTGTTGGAAATGCTAAAATATGATGACTCAAAAATGTATCGGCAAAACCAAGCTTAAGTAAAGGCCACGTAAAACACCTTAACTGTGGCATTTGAAAAACAACAACCAACATTTTAACAAAAAAATCATAAAAATAAAAACTATAATACAACAATTTTAAAATTAACCAATGAACACCATCACAATTAAAGGCAATACAATTAGGCACCTTAACACTACTTAAAATCCTAAGCACATAACTCTCACCATCTAAATTAACTAAACCTAAATCCAAATTTTTAACCACTAAAACAACATGACTTAACCATAACAAAACAACATACAAACAAAACCTACTCAACAATGAGACATCTGAAAAGCAATACAACAAAACAAACCATAATGCCACAAAATAGGCTACGATCTTAAATTTACTTACATGAGTTAAACTCAATAAATCAAACTTAAAACCCAAATACTGCTGGAAAAGTACATCTCTCCATGTCATAGGCAACATAACTTGTGGCTGTTTACTAAATACTGACAAATCCTTGGGCTCTACACTCTCTGTTTCAGGTTGTTTAGTAGTTGGGTCAGGACTTTTTAAAAAATCCTGTTGAGGGTCAGATGTAATAACACCGTCTTTTCCGTTAGTAGCACTCTCACCAACCTGTTCATCCTTCTTACATACAGGGTTTAAATCAACCTCCACACTATACTCAGAATTTTCTGAACCTAGGCACTCTGTTGACATACTCGTAGTCAACACCTCACTGGGCTGGCTAGCAACAACTTGGAGTTCTTGTAAGTCACTATTATCACAGACACAATCACTACAATCCAAATCAGTAACATCACCTAAGCCATCAACACTCTGAAATAGGCTGGACTGAACACCCTCGACATCAAAACTTTCAACACTCTCAACACAACTATGTGCAAGCATTGTGCCAGATGAGAATTGTCTTTCCTCAAGAAACATAATTGCATCCTGTGACACAGTTTCTCGCGGCACCCTGTGTGCAACACGGCGGCGCCTCGGTCTGGGTGTTTCAAAATCAGCTGCTTTAAAAAGACCACGCTCTCTCAAAACCAAAGCAACCTTGGACCAGTCAGGGTCTTTCTTAACAACCACTTTATCATCAAAAGTATACCAAACACCACATACTTTACGCGCTGCCACCCAATGCCCACTCTTGTCCTGACCAAAAAACATAAGAACTGCATCTGCTGGAATCTCCCTACAAGACCCCAGAGCAAACTGCTGTAAGCGTGATAAGCAGTCATAGCCCACTCTAACATTACACTTAAAAACATCAAAAATTTTAACTAACATCTCAACTGCATCATACTGTTCACCAAACACTACACCCAACTGATCACACACCCACTCAACACACTGCTTAGTTGGACACTCATAAAAATCATCAAAACAATTAACCAAATCCTGTACAATCTGCTCTTTTACAGCAAAACTCTTTAAAAGCTGGTACAAGGCATTAAACCAGCAAGTATTACCAAAATTTGGTAAGCCATGTGCACTTTGAAAGCCCTCCACAATACCCAAAGCCTCAATGTACTGATCAGAAACATTAGTAACCACAAAAACTACAACATCTTTATCTAAATCTACCAAATTGCTAAGTAATGTAGTGGCTGAATCTGTAACGGAGCAACCAAATATACCAGTTGATAACATTGAAGTAAGGATAGTGGTGTCAGGTTTAACATTCTGAAAAACACTACGCCAAGATGCATCAAGTTTATTTACAACATCAGAATCAGCACTCTTAGGACCCACAACATGTATAATCTGGACACCCTTCCCCAACTGAAAACCTGGTGACCTAATGGCACAAGTTACACCCAGCTTTTTATGTTGTTTTATATAATTATTTGACCAACTTGTCAACTTTGGGCCACACATACATGAAATAACCTTTGCAATACCTCCACCATGCTTTAATTGGCTATTGGCAGGGTTAACAACATAATCCACACCTTGCTCACTCTTCAAAAAATCATAAACACTCTTAAAATCATCTTGCACTAAAACAACTGAAGCCCTACCAACCTTAAACTCATAATATTGATTAAATGGTAGCTCCAAATCATCAGAACTCTCATCTTGCAGGCTAGTTGACAAGTCCCATATATTTCCACTTACATCATAATCAACATAAACCGGTTCCAAACTTGAACCAACATCTAAGCTTTCACACTCACCATCAGTCTTAACAGTTAAGCAAAGCTCATAACCAATTGCATAAGCCAACACACATGCAATCAATTCTGGACTAGTAGATGTTTCAAATGCAACCTCATCTGATATTGTTTGTAAGGTGTAGGCTGTGTCAAACTCATTACAAAATAATGTTAAGACACTCTGTGACTCATCACTTAGAGAATTTAATGCAAAAATGAGGTCTTGTTTTGACTTACCAAAAATTTTACTAAACATCTGAAACATAGGCGTCAAAGATTTTGTACCAAAATCTCTGGCATAATGATAGCTCACCATAATATTTGTTCTCTCTAAATCTTCATCCTGTTGGATATGATAACTACCAGTACGTGATAGCCTAAAACAGGTGGGTACATAAACCCTATAATTGCGCTGTGCAATAACACACTCTTCAAAAGAGGGTGAGTACCCCAACCACACACCCACAGAATGACTTGGGTAGTGTCCATAGGCTACATATGTAGGACATTCAGGAAAATAATGTATAGCAACATGTTTACCAAACTGATAGACAAGTATGTTAACTTCCTTTATCAACCCAACGGGTTCAAACTGTATCACAGCAGGCTTACCATAACTGGTACCTCTCATAGGATCTAGATGATATGGTGAACCCATGTTAAGTGGTTTGAAATAAAAGGCATATGCAACTGCCAACTTAGTAACTTGAACACATCTATCTAATTGATGTCTCAACTTACAATACTGAGTGGCTACACTTCCAGGCAAAATACATTTAGGGGCAACAAATCCTTGGTACCCTATAGATGAGTAGTAGGGCATAAGTTCCACTGTCAAAACTTTAGGAATGTCTGGTTTGTTTCTGAAAACTGGAGTATAATCATTAACCAGTGGAACAAGTTGAACCCTACGCTTAAAGAAAAACACCTCTGCCAAATTCTCAAAAGGTTCACACTTAGGATGATACTTAGGTGAAGATAAGGTACCAAGCCCAAAACGTGGTAAAGTCTCCCAAACATTACCATAACACCTACCATTTGTAAAATAAAGGCCAAAAAGTGTAACACCAGGCTCAACATCAAAACACAATCTAAAATCACCTGTAAGACAAACAGCATTATCTAAACTAAAATCACTCAAATAAATAGGACTACTAGTAGCATATAGCAAGGGTAATGTTTTATACCTAATAACAAACAAATTAGTCTTATAACCTAAACACTCACCACTATCCAACCTAACCGACCCCCTACCACTAAGACAAAACTCTAAATTACAATATTTAAAATCACAATTATCATCTACATAATTCATAACACCTACATCAAACTCAATTGGTAAAAAACTGCGGATCATCTGTACGATCTCAGGTGGGTATATGGCCGCTTTGGTTGTTGTAGTTGCAGTCCTTGGCTCCACCACCCTACCAACTGCATAATTGTGGTAACTGTAACCACGGTCAGAGCAGAGGTCTTTAGGTGCCAATGCTGAAGTTACATCTGTAAAAACCTGGGTGGATTCAGAACTCAAAAATTCAGCCACTTGATAGTAACGGTAGGTGAATGGTCTCCTAAAATAATCTGCCAAAACACCAAAAAGATTGTGTACTGATGCTTTTGGTCGCTTTAGGCGACAAATAACATCCAACATCACACATGTATCAAACATTTGCATTACCTGTTGGTGAAGGACACCAGCCAAGGGCTGTTCAATAGGTTTGGCAATACCACTAAAACTATAAAATGGTGTCATCAACAACTGCACAGGCTGCCGGTACCCCTCTTCAACTTCAAGGCACTGCTGAACCTTTCTAAGGACTAATAACCTTTTCTCACAGTACGACAGCCCTACCAACTGATCTAATGTTGCAAACCTATAAACACTACTAAGAAGATTTGTCCAGTTGTACACTTTGCCATGGTTGCACTCACCGCTACAAGCACAGGGTGCAACTATTGAAACATCAAAAGTACCTATTGTAACCAACTTAACTAAATCTTGGTGGCTTAACTGTGTACTATTTAAAATAATATTAAAAACTTTTTCACTATGTATTAAAGCTAAATAAATATACTTCATATGAATTGTTGACCAAAGCATCTTCTTAACATCACCATCAAGATGCAACTTACAATACAAATTCTCAATAGGACGACCCACAGAAAAAAAATTTTCAACTAAAAAATACACACTCTCCACCATGGACTTAGCTTTTGAACAAAAATCTTCACCAAACACTGTAAAATCACCACTGTCAAAAATATCAACCCACTCACCATTAGCATTAAAAAACGGTGCAGGCCACAAGAAGGGATGGATATTAACCCCCAACTTCAAACTTGACAAACATGCCAAAATATCATGTGGCAGTAATGTATTTTCTAACTGTCCCCTCATCAATAACAGCAAAAGCTTATCACCTGCTTCCACCAAATCTTGAAGACAAACTTTGGGTCCTAGACCATAGAACAAATTGTAATTTTGTCCTGAATATGTTAATGTAAATTCACACATCTGAATAAATGGACCAACCTCATCGAAAGAAGGGTAGTGTCGTGGTCTAAATGGATGATAAACAAATGTACCATCACAACGAGGACAATCACAACCAAAATCACCACCTGCAACACACAAATCTCTCAAACGTTGGCCTTGGTGGTAGCCATAAGGTGAGGGTACGGGTATGGGTGCCTCAGGCCAGCAGAGGTCATCAACATCAAAACAATCTAAATCACTTCCACCATCGTCCAAAGAGTCACCACTATCATAGGCATCATCAAACAGTAGAGGTGGAAATGGTTGATCCTCAACATCATCTGAGTGGTGATTAATATAATCGTCACCATCAACATGCTGGTACTCTTGATCATAAGCAAAATAATAATACTCCTGCGGCCATTGGTGGCGGTTCATCTCAGAATAATAGTGCACTTCTACAACCCTTCTTGGGGTTGCAAAACCCACAGCATAAATGTTTGCATAACTTGGTATCTCTTCAGGATACACAACACCTGTGGGCCTACCCAAACCCAACACCACATGATTATCAAATTGGGCAACATAAAACTGATGGTTTGGACAGTTGCATCTCTCAAAAACCAGCTGCTTAGTACCACACTCTATGGGTGTTAAAAAATTATCAAACAAACCTAAATCAGCACCACAATTATAATGACCTAACAAAAACTTTTTAACCTTCTGCACACAATTCAAAGCAACAATATCACTTACATAACTATCTAAAACACTTATGTCCAAATAATCAACTCTTCTATGGCTAATCTTACCCTGAACAGTCAACATTGGGGTGGTAACTCTTGTACAATTTTTAGCCTTATTTATAGAAATCAACCATGCCAAAACTTTCACAACTCTACACTTATCAGGCCTATTACCAATCCATTTAACACTCTTAAATTTGGTTAAAATATAATCACAACTAACTTTTTTACGTGTTGTGGCCAAATATACATTATTATCAGTATAAACAAAAAACACTCTTGATCTACCTTGGTCTTTAAAACTAAGCCACTTATTGCCTACTTTTACTGGATTAACACCACAATATGTAGTTTCAAGTTCAGGCAGACCAAAACTCTTAAACAACTCGGACACCTGCTGTATCTTTGTGCCAAAAAACCTGGATGTCTGTTTTAACCAAACACGCGAAAAAATTCTTTCTTCCAAATGAGTGTCCTCTACACATGCACTATATACACCCGAATTTCCATCAACACAATGGAAACCTTGCTGACTTTCATCTGTGTAGACATGGTCCAAATCCTCATCAACATTATCAACAAGGTTCCAAGTGGCCTTTGCCCGGATAAGGCACTTCCTTTTAACAAGATCCCCCCAACAATGTGGTACATTCTCAAAATTATATTCAACTTCTCTAACCTTACCATCAAAACCAATTAAATCATCAACCTCGTCACTACATTTCAGTATAACAACCTGGTAACGGTACATTTTACCACCAAGTGTAATAACCTTGTTAGCATCAAAACTACCTTCTTCCTGCCTCTTTTGCTTCTTTGTTAGACGGCGCTTAAGACATTTTTCATCTCGTCTAGAACAATCAACAAACTCCCTAATCATTGAGGTGTAGCTGACTGAAGTGCCGCCATGGAAAGGGCTGAGTTTCAGCAAGAGCCGGGTATTCTCTAATATCAAGGGACTCAAATCCACAACAGATGACATCTTCATCGCGTTCACTAGGAGTTGGGGTGGTATCAAGGATTGGTAGTTGGCACTCAGAAAGTATTCTTGGCAAGATGTCTGATCTTTCAATGCCGGAACTCCTTTCAATAAGTCTGTTTCCATTGACTTGATACAACTTTGTACCATATCTGAGCACATTCCTTGTAAAGTAGTAGTTGTGGATGTTCCCTGCCCAGTCAAAACTGAAGGGATCATCAATGATAATTCCACATAGTTGCCTTTTGGGGTAAAATCGTTCAAAGGAACTAACCCCCTGCACAATTCTCTCTCCAAATGACCCCTCAGTTTCGAGATAGACCCTGTAGTCCATTTGTACAGGGTGTATGAGGTGTTCAGGGCAAGTAACTGCAAACTTTGTAAAGAGCTGTAGTGGGTTGATGTGAATCTGGGTTCCAAAGTCGGTGACTCCAAGATAGATGGAACCATCTTTGAAAGAGATACCAGGTTTTGTGGTATACCTAAACACTGGTCCAAAAGCTGGGACTTGGAAACTAGGTCCAAGGTACTTGAGCACAAATGCAGCTCGGTTTCGCTGATGAGCTCTCTTAAGGTCTTGAACATCTTTATATGGATGTCCGAAATAGGCAAATTGGTACTCGTAAGTCTCACTCCAAAGTGAGTCAATGACTTGGTACTTGTTTGCCAGATTAGTTGGAACTAGACACCACAAGAATGGCGTCTATGGTGTTTCCTAAGACTCTTTACCTTAGAAATCAAAAACAATATAAATGTTGTAAAAATTGCTTCAACCAAACTAAGTATGTAAAATACAGCCTTAGCAGAATACACTAAAAGCACAGTAAAAATTGGTATCAACAAAAACTGTGCAAACAACCAAACAAACTGCCAACCGTATGAAAATAGTGTATAAACACAAAATTTTACAACAATGAAAATCAGGTTGGCGGCTAAACAGTGGGTAGTTAAAAACTAACCACAAAAGTCTAAACCCGTTTAGTCCAAAAAGGCCTGCAGTAAAACTGGAGGTGGGTAGACGAGTTGGTCACAAAACACCTAAACCCGTTTAGTCCAAAAGGCCTGCAGCAAGCTGGAGGTGGGTTAGGTGTGTAGAGTTTGTTTGGTTATGGTGTTACCAAAATGACCAGAGGTCAAGATGGTGGGATACAACCCTGGAGTATTTCTCAGAAAGCCAGACTGAGAACCAGTCACGTCAAGCGCACGTTCGGGAGGGGGTTGTAACCGTTCCGGAGGGCGGTTTAACCCGCTTGTAAGTACTAAGTGACAACCCTTGTAACTACTAGTGCGCAAGCAGTTTTTCTGAGTAGATTCCTCACAGAGAAGTAAGGTCAAGGCTGAACCTCCTTGACAAGACTCTGCGGTCTGAAAACTGCCCGTATGGTGGGCAAACCAAAAGGGGTTTTTAAAAGCTTTATTTCAAGGCTTCAAAATCAACTAAAGATACGTCAGGGTTGTAT